CTACATTATAAAAATTGTATGCCTGTTTTATCGTTTCACCACTCGGTTTATGTACATAATCCAAACTATAAAATGTGGCGAATTGATCTTTTTCATCGCTCAGGTATGTATATACGGTATCTTTACGTGGTAAAATCCAATGTTTGACATACGATTCGTCTATGTCGAGTGAAAGCTTAAACCGTCTCAAATGGGCTTGTAACATTTTCGTAACGCGTGGTATATCATCTTTAGTCATTTCCCTAAACTGTGATGTACCTAAAACTTGATGTGAACGCTCCCTCGCATTAGAAAACCCTACCTGGTTTAACTTTTTGACATTTATGAGTCTGTGCCAATACTTGACTTTAGCAATGGGTGTGGGTATTCGTTTAACTATGGTAGATATACCGGACCATATATTGTTTAGATTCATACGTCTAACCTGTTCGGAAATAATAGTAGGTGTAAATTTTACATCTCTTATATTTTTTGATACACATAAAAAGTTTGCTTGTAACATTTTAATATTTTTTTCATTTATACGAACGTTTACATGTATTCCTGAATTGTAAACGACAATTTCTTTTGTATCCGATTTACGTATAGCTATATTACACTCTTCTAAGTACCCCGGTGGTTGTGTTGCCCACATTATAAGTTCTTTAGAATAACGAAACTCAAAAAAATCGTCTTGTATATAATTCTCTTTTAGAAATTCGTAGAGTTCATCTATGGTACACGAACTCCATTCGTATCCTTCGGGTAACGGGTTTTTTTCATACCTAAGTTCTCTCGATGAATTTATTTCGCCATCATTTTTAAAAACAACTTTATCTTGAGGAACAGGTTGTTTATTCCAGAATTCGTGCATTATATTACATAGAATAGACTTAAAGTTTTTAAGCTTTGTTACTATATAAAACAATGTCAACACTTGAACAAGATTACACGACCGTTCCCGGTCAATTATACGCGTGCCTTTCAGTCATAGGACCGGAAGCACCCCAAAAGAATGATAAGTTTGGAATTAAGATCCGGGGTGCATTTAATTCTAGAGATGAAGCTGCATCACACGCTAAACGTCTTCAAAAAGAAGATGCGACGTTTGATATTTATGTTGTTGATATGTATAAATGGTTGTTGATCCCACCCGATCCGACAAAGATCGAAGACGTTCATTATACGAATGAAAAACTTGAAGAACTCATGTCTGGATACAAAGAAAATCAAGCACAAGCGGCACAAATGTTTGCGGAACGTAAACGTGATATGGTCGAAAGTGCATCTACATTTTCGAAACCGGGTGATGAAAACTCGAAGTATTATACGAAACCGGATGAACCACCAATCAGTCACCCAGCTGAAGTTCTCGAACGTCTCCAAAAGGAAAAACCAGATACACCAATGGAGGAACTTGTTAAGGAAGCGGATGCCACGGTTGCTAAGGAAATTGAAGAAAGAAAGGAAAAACGTGAAGCTGAGGCGAAGGTGGCTCTCGAAAAAGAGGCGAAAGAAAAGGGGTTTAATTCGGTTGAAGCAATGGAAAAGTTCAACAATGAAAAGTCTGAATCGTCTACGGAAGCTCAGGATACGAAAGGTGAAGGCGAAGTTGAGGAAGGTGAAGAGGTAGAATCTAAATAAATTTGTTATATAAATGTAAGAATGTTGAGTATTATACTAAATATAATCACCATAATTATTGTTTTAGCCATGGTCGGTTTATTTCTACGATTGTATGAAGATCGAAAAAGTAAATCGGGTACTGAAAATGTGAGTGCATCTGATGTCGCACAAGATATACTAAAAGACCCACTCGTTGTAAGTCGTGCATATTTTACCGGATCTAAAATTGGTCCCATTGGTGATTTTGAAGGACAACAAACGTCGTCTGAACATCTTTGGGTTAGAGGTAAACCTATCCAGGTCTAAGAATGACTGGTTGCATGGTCTTACCCATAAAAAACCCCAAAATAAATGATACGAATATAATGATATACGCCGTTTTATCTAAATTTGTAAATATATCTTCCTTTTGTGTAGGTTGTTGTGGGTACGGCTCGTAATACTGTTGCGGTGGCGGAAAATAATAGTGTTCATTATTTTCCGGTTCTGGTTCGTCTAGTTTCTGATCTTGTTCTTTGTTTATAAATTCATCTGGATCATAGTTTATAGGTGTACCGACTTCAGCTTCCATTTATAAAATGTAAACCTATTTTTTTAAGCCTATTATTCCTCATCTTCTTCATCTTCGTCAACAATAAACCCTTTCAAATTACCATTTTCGTCCATATCACTATCATCATCTTCAAAATCATCTTCATCATCCGTTTGAAGAAGATCAATATCACTTTCTATTTCCGATTCTGTTTCGTAATCATCATCCGAAAAATCATCTTCTGGAAGATCTTCGAGTGGATCTAATCGTTCTGGAACCTTTGAGAGTCTCCCTGAACGTGTACGTGTAGAAACAATTGTTTTCGTCATTATAAAGTAAAGTATGTTTATTCTTTTAAATACATTACGCACTATTAATTGATTCATTTATTAAAACAAGGCTAAATTCAGCGTTTATACTGTTCGCTAACGTGTCTAACTCTTCTATAACACTCGTATCTGTAGAAACCGTATATAATGCGAGTTCTCGTAAGTTTTCGAGTGCGCGGTTTAATAACTTTTCTGAAACTTCTGTATGTGATTTATATTCTATAGCCATGTTTATATTGGCTAAAAATTCTTTGTATAAAACTTCATTTAATCCCGAGTAGGGTAGAGTTTCACGTATGAGTTTAGTTATATGTTTTGTACCTGTATCCTTTTTTATTAAAGTTGATGCCAAATATACGACAAGTGCAATTAATATCACAGCTAACATTCTATAAAGTACTAACAATTTTATCTGTAAGATTATGTGCGCGACACTTACATTTACACACCTGTTGTATATGACTTTTAAGTATACTGAATGAAATCGTTTCTTTACACGTATCACACGATTCATTTGTCGTAACTGTATATTTCTTAACGCCTTCACGTTTGAGTGATTCTATTGAAAAAGTTTCCTTTTTAATAATATACTTTTTTATAAACTTTTCGAGTAAGTTTTGTTCTGGTTCTACAATGACTTTCTTTTTAGGTGTATACGTTTCAACTTTACCATCTTCGTAAAGAATGTCCGTTATTTTTTTAGAGAGTTGATGTCGTCTTCCCGAAAAATCCTTACAAAACCCATACTGTCTTAGTACGTTCGTAGTCGAAAAACACTTTTGGGCTATAGTATCACCTATTATATGAAACCATACGTGATTGGAATTATGATTACATTTTTTATTTTCACAATATTTAGAATTTGTTGAGACGAGAAACTGCTTGTTATATTTAAATATTTTGGTGATTGATGCGGTAGTTTGCCCTTCTACATTTTTACGAACGAATGCTTCGACAAGTAAAAGAGCCTCTTGGTCCTTGAACTCATTTTTAGTTTGTAGTTTTGTAAATGTAGCTTCTTCGCGAGTTCCTTCTATGATAACCGGTTCCATGCTTTGTGTACGTAACGTTGCCATATGTAATATGTCAACGGACGGTTTTTGTTCAGTCTTTTGTAATGTGGATGAAGGACCGTGTTTGTATATAAATATGGGTAAATATTCACTTTGTGTTTCTTTACCGGTGTTATTACATAACTCACATCCCTGACCGGCACACGCTTCATGTTTTCCCTTTTTATGTGACCAAGGCATACGGAACCCACTTCCTTTCGTATTACGTGAACTATTACCATAGACTGAAATATCAACAATATCTTTCCAATCACGTGATCCGTACGCTAAGTTTAACGTATTTATAACATGATCTCTGAGACCCAATGCGGATGATCTATTTACAACAAAACCTGGCCAGTTTATATGTATACCTGTTTTTATGAGTGTGTCTATGGGTTTAGGTTCAGCGACAGATATCAAAGCGTCTTTACCACCAAACTTTGAGACTTTGTCACATATGACTTTACATACACTCTTAATCTGTTCAAATGACATTTCTTCATCATCTTTATAATCAAGATCCATGAAAAAATTGTAATTTTCCGTTTTCTGTTCAACGACAAATATCTTTTCACCGGAGTTATATACTTCTACACATTTTTCATAAAAGTCATTCAATTTATCAAATGGCACGGAGAGGACACCACCGTCCATGAGCACATGTGATAAATCGGAGTTATTAGCAAAACCTTGGTCTTTACACCAACGTTTAAACATACTTACCTATTATTCTATTTATCTTTTTATATTGTTTATTCGTCTTCATACTCGTGACGCCAAATAGAGCGTCTATATGAGACTTCCGGATAATTTTCTTCTTCTGATAAACTTTTCTTTAAAACGAGGAGTTCATAGACTTTATCCTCTTTGTGTAATTCAACGTACCTTTCCGCTCTTTCTGATGTATATGCGTGCCTTTCAATGAGAAGCTCGCGTATTTGGGATAAAATGTAGTTCTTAGACTTCATTATTTAATAGAGAAGGTTTTTCTATCGAGAGAAGTTACACACGCGTAAAATTCTGGATTGTTAAGTACATTCTTAACAATACGATCCCATTGTTTTTTAGTACTGAACTCTGAGAGTGTTTCAAAATTCATGAAATCATTTTCATCGTGTGTTCTCTTGATAGGCTGTTTCTGAATCTTACGGAGATTCATTTTCTGTTTTTCATCATTAAACTTACGTATAAGTTCAGCCTGTTCCTGTATGGTATAGTTTACGAAAAACACGTAAACGTTATATTCGAGTTCCACTCCTGGACTTTCTGTTACTACAAACTTAAATTCTGTATATTCACCTTTTTTCAAAGAAACAACCCCTCTGGTTTCTTCTTCAAGTTCTCTCAAAGCACATCTAATGGGATTTGGAATTTCCCTTCGCCTACACCCTCCGGTGACGAAAATCCAATCTTTGAATCTTCGATCCCGGACAGTGAGAAATCGTGGTTTATCACCTATAAAAGTGACGGGTACTGCAATTGCTTTATATTTTTTCATTGCTTATTTGCAAG